GGGCGGGCACCCTCCTTCAGGCGGCCGTGCCCAAGAGCGCAGGCCCGTCGCTCCGCACGAACGGGCTGCTTCTGCGGGGGGTGGTGGTGGCGAGCTATATCCAGGGAGCCCCTCAGCATCCCTATGGTCCAGAAGGGGCCCTACAGAGCGGTACCAAGGCTGCTACGCCGGTCGGGGTGTACTGTGACTGCTTGGTCTATCCCTCGATCCCCGGGGAACGCTGGCACGGGTTCAAGAACGTGATGGTGCTCCAGGAGGGGGGTACTGGGCTCCATGCGGGCAGAATCTGGATTCCGCGGGCCACGACCATGGACATCACCCAGGAGCTGGCCTCAAATTCCGATCCGGCCAATGTCGACGGGGATCACGTTCTTATCGGTTTTCTGAACGATTCCCCGGAGATGCCGATCATTCTGGGATCGCTCCCGCATCCAATTCTGGATTTGGGTCGAGCGCAGGGGGACCTCGGGGTGCGGATGGGACTGAAGGCCGCTGACGGGAACCCAGACCTCCGCCGGCACAACGGGGTGCATTGGGGAGTGGATGGGCTGGGGAACTTCTTGGTGGATACCCGCCGGGGGAACGACGGGGCGCTGGATAGCACCGGTCGGGAGAAGCTCTACCCGACCGACCCGGCCAAGGGGAACCAGACCCTGAACCTGCCCAAGGAGGCCAAGCTCCAGGTGGTTTTCTACGACATGGCATCCCCAGATACTCCTACGGAAATCGCCAGGTTAGCTTTCCAGAAAACCGGTCTGGAGGTGACCCTGGCGGAAGAGGCCGAGCTGAAGGTGGAGGGCAAGTCCGCCACGGCCAAGCTCACCTTGGGGAACGGAGCGGTCAAAGCGGCCATCGCTGGGCACCTCAAGACGCTTTATAACTCATTGAAATCAAAGCTAGACGCGGCCGACGCGCACACCCATACCGATCCTCAAGGAGGGGTCACGGGGCCTTCCTCGGCTCCGGTGGCGGCGCCAAGCTGGGACAGCGCCATAGAGTCGAGTAAGTTACTGTTTCCGGATGGTTAGGAGGGTAGGTGAATAGGGCCTTTACACTTTCATCCCGTGGGAGCTATACTGGGGCCCGCCTTTGGTTTTCGGCGGCTACCAGCCGAGTCTTCCGCGATTTCCAGTGTTCGATCCCCTGGTGCTGTTGTCCACGACAGCACCAGGGGATTGACGGGGAGGCGCGGGCATCATGACCACGATTGAGCATTTCAAAGAGCTGATCCGCCAGAAGCAGAACAAAGATGACTTTTTCTTCAAGAAGCTCCTCTACTATTTCGAGCTGAAAATCCCCGCAAAAGTCGCTGCGAGCATGAATATTGGGGATGGTACGTTTATCTTCCCGCTGGTCATTCCTCCGCAAAATTACACCATGGAGGAGCCGTTCACCGTCGAGATAACCCCGACCCAGGGCGGCGGGCTCTACGTCGAGGAGAACGGCATCGTGCAGCGCACCATCCGGATCTCCGGGCACACCGGCTGGAAGCCGCGAACCCTGCCCCTGAAAAAAACCGTTGCGCCGATCATGGAGACGGCCGACAGGAGTTACTCGCGCTCGCTCAAAAACACTTGGGTAGGTGCGCTTTCTGGGCAGCGGCATTTCCAGTATCTGCAGGATTCGGTGTTCCGGACCTATGGAGATCTGAAAAAGAATCCAGAGACCTCCGACGGGACTCGGCTCTTTTTTCACAATCCTCGGGACCAGGAGGACTGGGAGGTTGTCCCTCAGCGTTTCACGTTGACTCGCAGTTCCGGTCAGCCGCTGCTCTACAATTACGACATTGAGCTGCTCGCCGTAGGCCCAGCTGAAAATGCCAAGGCGGACTTCTCCGAAGACCAGAGTTTCTATGACAAGCTCAAGGACGGGATGGCCTGGATCAAGTCGGGCTTGGATTGGGTGCAGGGAGCGGTTAACGATCTGACTGCGATGATCAACGAGGTGCGATTGTTCATCGCCGACATCAACACCATTCTCGACAGCGTGAACACCATCATGGAAGCAGTCCGGGATTTTCTGGACGGAACTACCGCGCTCATCCAGGCCCCCTACGCTTTTCTGGAAACCACTATCGAGATGCTGGAGAACGCCTTGGCCATCGAGGGGGCTGCTCAGGATCTGCGGGACGCGACCAAGGCAACTCTGGACTTTCCGGAAATCGCCCGACAGAAGGTTCGCCAGGTGCAAGATGGTCTGGAACGCCTGGGCACAGCCCCATCGAGGTGGGAACGCGGGCATGACACGGTCATGGCCGATATTCGGAATTATCAGGAAGTGCGCCGCCGAGTAAGCGCGGACCGGCGAGCAGAAGCACGGAATTCAACGGCGCCTTCGACGTTCACCGATCTGCGTAACTGGGGCAGCAAGCTCACTCCCGGCGAGGAGATTGCTATCAACGGGGAAATCGTTCTTAGCGGACAGGTGTTCAAATTCCGGTCAGCCAAGCAGGCGATAGTCAGCCAAGGCGATACGCTCATGTCCCTCGCCGCCCAGTACCTGGGAGACGCCCGGCTTTGGCAGCACATTGCCGCGCTAAATGGGTTGAAACCGCCCTTCATCAATGATCAGGCTTCGGCGCCGCTGGTGGGAAGCCGACTTTCTGGAACGTCTAGCGGGGCGGACAGTGGTCCCTTTCCGCAGTCTCTCGGTATCGGTTCCAAGATCCTCATCCCCAGTAATCAGCTGTCCACTTTGGATCTTCCGGTGTTGCCCATCGCTGGGGTAAAGCTCGATGAGCCGGCGGATAACCAGCTACTGGGAGTGGACTTGGCGCTGGAGGTAGCGACGGGCTATACCGGCGAGCGCGGAGCGCGCTACGACATCCCTGTGGACACTGATATGGGGTCGGTCGATGCCAAGATCGTCGAAGGGAAAGCCAACATCGTCCAGGCCGTATTCCAGCGCTTGGTAACGGACCGGGGCACTGATACGCTGTACAAGAACGTCGGAATACAGCGGGTAGTTGGGCTCGGGTTCACGACGGTAGATATTGAGATGGCGCGTTTCCGGATCACGGAAGCGGTGCGCGCGGACCCGAGAATCAGTGCTGTTCAAGACGCCCAGTTTGAACAGAATGAAGATGCGTTTTCGGCAGATATCACGGTATCAGTGCGTGGGTCGGCCGAAACTTTCATGCTCAAGGCTGCGATCTAAAGGAGAGGGCAATGCCCGTTTTTACCACCAAGCGGTATGAGCAATTTCTAGCTCAAATGATTGCCAAAGTAGTCACACGCACCCGGCTCTCGGACATCTCCGACACCTCGGTAGTCAAGCACATCATCGCTGCCGCAGCTCGCCAACTCGACGAGATCTCTTACCAGATGTTTCTGCTACGCCAGATTTTCTCCATCGACACCGCGACCGGAGACGATCTAGACGAGCGGGCCCGCGAGATCCAGCCTGGAATTATTTCCAGAAATCAAGCGGCGAAATCAAGCGGCCTGCTGGTATTTTCCAGAAATACAACGACGGGCACAGTGACCATCGCACTGGGAACCAAGGTGCGTACTTCGACGGGTGCCGAATTCATTACCACGGTCGCCGGCTCCATCACCCCCACCAGTCCGGAGCAAATCAGCGGGCACGGGGTCGGTAAAGACAGCGGCCAGATTGCCGCCCAAGCGGTGCTGCCCGGAATTTCTGGAAACGTGGTGGCCAACACTATCATCCGATTTGTCTCTCGACCCGCGGGAGTGGATTCAGTCACCAACCCCACCGCCTTCGCCTGGGGCTCGGATAAGGAATCCGACGATAGTTTCCGAAACCGGATCAAACGGTTTGTCTCCTCGCTGGGCCGCTCGACCATTGAGGCTATCGAGGAAGCAGTCCGCGGGGCGATCGATGTTGCCAGCGGGGCTACTATCCTGTTCGTCAAGGCTGTTGAGGACGTGGTCAACCCGGGCAACGCGACCCTTTACATTGACGACGGCACCGGGGCGGCTGAGTCAACCGAAAATGTGGTTGACGAGATCATGACCGAGGGGCTCGCTGGTCCTCCATCTGGTTCTGCAGTGGGTGGGGAGACTCGATTGCCCTTGAATTATCCCGCGGTCAAGGGAACACTGGCTTTCACTTTGGAAAGTAACAACCGGGGTGAATTGGATCGTGGAGTAGATTACTGGCTGAACCCTGCTTCGGGGCAGGTTGTTTTCTATCCGGCGCTGGTCACGGGAGAGATTATCACTGCGAACTACACCCGCTACACTGGGCTGATAGCGCTCGCTCAAAAGATTGTCGATGGGGATGCAGCGGATCGCGGGAACTACCCTGGGTACCGCGCGGCCGGAGTACTGGTCATCGTCGGAACCCCGCAGGTACTCATCCAGACGGTCAACGCGGTTATCACCGTGATGGACGGCTATGATCATGCAGAGGTGCGCGCTGCGATCAAAACAGCCATCCGTGACTATATCAACACGCTCGGGATTTCTGGAGACGTGTTGCGGGCCATGCTCTTCAAGAAAGTGATGAGTGTTGCCGGGGTGTACAATGTCAATTTGGTCACGCCCAGTACGGACATCATACTGCTCGACGATCAGATCGCGCGAACGACCGATGACAATATCGTGATCAGTTAGGAGCAAGCGATGGCGCTCACTTTGACCGGGTTCTCTCACGTAAACCTCTCCGATGCTGGCGGGGTGCTGGTGGAGATTTACGGAACCTTCGTGATCAACCACCGCTATCGGGCAAGGATCGGCAATACCCTAATGCCGATCGATCCGGCTTTTCATAGCGGAATACCTGGAAGGGGGGGCATCCTTTACCCCTTCACTACGGGTATTCTTCGGGCTTACTCCCCTTATATGCGTCCTTCCGCCGGCGCTGGCATACCCTACT